GGGGGGGGGATCGCTTAACATTAATAGCGATCCTGTCTTCAACACAAGCCCCCTTCTCAGCTTACTAAACTCCGGTCGTGTTCGTCGGCCTAGTCGGGTCATCTCGCTTCGCTCGACTCATCGCTTCGCTCTTCGCGTCTGGCACTCTCTCGCTAGGTCGCTCGTTCGCTTCAGCCGTGCCCCTCGGGCCTCGCACTCTCTCCGCACGTCGCTTCGCATCCAATCGCTCGGTCCGCTCCGCTTCCCTGCGCTCACTCCGCTCCTCTCCTCTACTCGCCTAACGGCTCGAACACTCTTCATGGGACTCGCTTCGCTCGGCGAGTTAGCTGCTGTAGGGGGCAAAAAAGCATCTTTTTCCTCTCGTAGGATTATGGTGTGATGAACTCGACTAGTTGATTAGACAAGAGAACTTCGAGATAAACAAGATGCTAGCAAAGGTAGTAAACCCTTTCCCGCCATAAATTACGCCAGCATAGCCAGAAGCTCGGCAACGGTCATCCAAGTCTTTGGACTAGCAAGCACCTTACCTACTGTCTTCCCCATCGACTTAAGAGTCTCTGTAATACCTCCTTTATGACCTTCGTTAGAATACGAACTAGACACCAGAGAAAGGATATGGGGAAGAAGCTTCACGTCCCTCATGTAAGGACTTGGCTGCTGGCTGTAGATCGAAGAATTCGACTTAAAGATGACATGTGTCACAATCTTAATCCGCATAACGGTAGAAGCCGTATCAGTAGTACTGAAAGCAGCAACGCAATAGGGCAAGTCATCCAATTGCTCTTGAACCGGACGATAGAAATAGGCTTCCTCAGAATCCCCGAGATACCAAGAATAAGAACCTTGACGAACTCGTCCATCGTAACGATTGTTCTGAAGAGAAGCCAACCATCCGTAGATCGAAGAACCTCCAGCAGCAGCCTGAGCACCAGCATCGGTCTTCTCACCAAGCGCAGTATCTCCAGGAAGACGAGCGGTCGAAATCACTCCACCATCATTGATAGACGAACCGGTGTAGGTACACAAGAGACTTTGTCCTACCACGAAATAGTCTTCAGAAGTGTTAGCAATAGCCGCAGCGCCTTGGAGATTACTCGCGATACAATGTGTATACGTATTCGACAAATTAACGCTCAGAAAAGGTCCTCCACCAACTTCACGCAACTGCATAGAAACAGTGCCTTCGTAAGGTTGGAATGCCGCATAAAGCTCAATAGAGATATACGCTGTTGCATTCGTAGCAGCCACAGGATTCAAAGTCTGTGTAACTGTACCAGCTGCAGGAAGAGCAAGATTGACGATATGAGTCTGTGCGAAAGTCGCATCATACCATCTAAATCGAATACTGAACAAAGAGGAATCACCAGGAGGGATATTGCTGAAGTACATGTTCACAACAGCACTAGCATCAGCACTAGCCCAACCAATAGGATAAAGATAATTGGTCATACCAGCTGGCACGTTAGCTGGATCAGGAACAGCCACGTGATTACCTCCAAAATACCAAGGGGTAGTAATGAAGCAAGATGGAAGAGTATCTTCATTAATGCTTACCTTCTGATAACAGAAGTTATTCGCAACAGTTCCTGTAGGAGTAAGAGCCTGAGTGTAAACAGCTCCAGCAGTCGAAAGAATCGAATTCGTAAGACGAGGATGAGCAATAACCATAGAGTTCTTGTTGGCATCAAATGCAGCGTTTAAGACATTAACCGCCTTGTAGGTACTTGAAAGACCATACACATTAGGCCAACGAGAACCAGTCTCAACTGAATCAGGATCAAGCACAGTATCGACCAAATGCTGAAGCTCAGGAGAGGCCTCCTTATAGTCCTTCTTGAATGCTCGAGTATCCGAGTAAGCTGAAGGCCTAGGATGAGGTCGATACTCAGAAGGCTGAGACGCGGAACTGGACAAAACCAATCCAGTTTCACGCTTTTGTCCATATGAGGACATGGGCTTATCACGAGGATAAACAGCCCGAGGTTTCTTCGGAGCACGCTCCGGTCGACTACGCACAGTGATGACTGATGACTTCGACATAGTTCCTATAGTAAGGGAAACATTTCCCTTTTTTGCTAATTCGGCCAACAGACTGACTGACTGACTGACTGACTGACCTCACAAGTGTTTAGGGAGGGGAGGCGGAATTATTAATTCCTATTAGATGTTCACCTAGTCATATATCAAGTGACTGACTGACTGACTGAGTAACCTAAGACATCATGACCACTAAACCCGAACTTTATAAGCAAGCCAAAGACCTCGGTATCACCGACTTCGGAATGCCTTATAACAAGCTGACAAAAGACATCCTTTTGACCATCATCGAACACGCTACCTCTGTGATCGTAGTCGAACCCACTATCGAGGCCACTCCCATGATCGTCGAGGAGACTATTCAGGGGGAATCTATTCCCGAATCTTCTTCTGTGATCGTAATCGAGCCCACTAACGAGGTCACTCTTGTGATCGTCGACGAAGAACTTCCTGAACTTACTACTGAGGAGATTAAAGCTCTCAGAAAGAAGAACAAGGAAGAAGCTGCACAAAGGCACAAAGAAGCTAAAGCTAAAGCCGTCCAGAAGCTCAAAGACCAAATCGCTAACAGACAGCTTAAGAAAGAGCTCAAAGAGGCCAAAGAAGCCGAGATCGCAGCTCATAAAGAGACTGTCAAAGATCTCAAAGAGCTAGACGAGAAACTCGAAGAGGAAGAGCTACAAATAGCAAACCGCACTAGCCTCGAACTTCCTGAAGACGTAGTCGAGGCATGCCCTAAAGGGGGTAAGTTTCGAATCCAGAATCAACGCTTCTTCCTAACATACAAAACTCACATTCCTAAGGAGAGTATTGTCGAATTCTTCCAAGAGAAGAACGCCAAAGAGACTAACGTAGCCCATGAAGTCGCAAGCTCTGAAACAGACTACGAGCACTCTCATGTATTCGTCGACTTCGGTAAGTCCTACCAGTCTCGTAATGCTCGAGTCTTTGACTTCAACGGGATACATCCAAATATCAAGCTCATCAAGACAGCTAAGCATCTTGAACGCATTTGGGCATATCTCTGCAAGGAAGACCACGATAACGACCACTTATTGGCCCGTATAACGACTCAAACGCTAGTCGACGTGGTATGGTCTAAGGAAACTGTAAACGACGTCCTTAGAATGGCAAAAAAGCCCAACGATGTTAGTGGCTTAGTTGCTCTCTGGGGCTTTAAAAAGCACGAGAAGAAGAGGAGCCTCGAACTTAAACACCAATGGCAGTTCGACCTAGAAGCCAAACTACTTGAGCCAATAACCAACGATAATGACTATCGTAAGATCATATGGTATCTCGACGTAGTCGGCAACACAGGTAAGACCCTCTTTTCCTCCTACATGAAGCAGAAACACGGAGCCGCAGGATGGTCTAGCTTCGGAGGAAATAAAAACGCTGGACATCTAGTTAAAGGATCACTAGACGCCGGCTGGAATGGGAAGATAGCTATCATCGATCTGTCTCGCGAAGTCGACAAATACGACCAGCATATCTACGGTCCTTTAGAGAACATCCGGAACGGCGAGATAACGAACACCAAGTACATGACTTGCGACCTCTCCTGGGATTCCGGCCATATCGTCTGTTTCGCAAACTGGTTGCCAGACTTCTCCGAAATGTCTCTTGATCGGTGGGATCTCCGAGAACTGACCAAAAATGGCCACGATGTAATCGCCACCTCTATACCTACCCATAAAGCTCTTGAAATGAGCAGACTATACCACATCCGTGCTAGCATAGCTAGAACAGTCACCCAGGGTCTTAAAAACAGGGATATAAGCGACATCGACGCCTTAGAAGACGTCATTCAACGACTTAACGAACACCACGCCTTACTTAAAGCGCAGGAACGCGTTAAGAAGTCTCAACCTGTACCACCACAGACCCAGCCTATAAAGACGTTCGAAGAAGTCTTCGAACTATAAAACTCCGTCCAATGGACATTCGTACGCCACGTAGAAAGCCACCTCAACTACGTTCGGCGCCTACTACTAGCGATCGCTACCGCTAAGGCCTCGGTGAGCATAAAGCCCACTCTCGGAGATAGTCCACTCATAACCCATCTTAATAGAGCAAGGATTACGTCCTTGCGCTCGGGTACTCCAAACCCCTCGGGGTAGTGGACTATCAGGGGGGGGGGATCGCTTAACATTAATAGCGATCCTGTCTTCAACACAAGCCCCCTTCTCAGCTTACTAAACTCCGGTCGTGTTCGTCGGCCTAGTCGGGTCATCTCGCTTCGCTCGACTCAT